GTGGCGTCCCCAATTAAAGGCAAGCAAATGGAAATGGTATTATGAAAGGGAAAAACCCATGCTTGAACTAAACGAAGACACATGCCCGGTAATTGCAGAATTCGTCCAGACTATAAATGCTGTTTTTCGGGCAAGAAGGTCACGGTAAAAAATAATGATCCAGAGCGCATATGTAACCCTTGAGGAAGTGGCTATCAATAATCGTATCGCCAGAAACCTCAAGGCGTTCCGGACAAGCCGCAACCTCACTCAGAGGCAACTCGCGCAAGTTATTGGCCGATCTGACAGGTCGCTCGAAAGCTACGAGAACGAGCGAAATTGTGTTCCTGCATTTGTACTTGTCCAGTTGGCTAATCATTTCGACGTGCCACTGGTGACGTTCACAAGGAAGCAGAAAGGTGAATGACATGACTAAACTTACAGAGCAAGAGCAGGCGGTCTCATTATATGAGGCTCTTTCTGTCAACAACATCCCTACAAAAATCCACTATAAGCCGCGAGCGGTGGGTAATGCGGGGCGATATACGACTTTTGTAAAAGACATTATCAAGGCCCTCCACGCCAACGGCTTTGAAATCGTGAAGAAGGAGGTAACAGATGACAAGTGAATTGAAACCGTGCCCGTTTTGTGGCGGCGAACCAGTAGTTTTCTGCATTAGCAATACACTCGACGATGTTAAAGTCATATGCGAGGGGTGTGGAGCTGGAAGCAAACAATCCTCCAAGCGTGAAGTGATAGCTAAGACATGGAACCGCCGCATCCCTCCCCCCGGATACGCGCTTGTACCGCTGGAAGATGAGGCGCGGGTTGAGAGGGTGGCGCGGGCTATTTGTAGGGCGCAGACAATTGTAAACGGGCATCCAAATGAGCCGGACTGTCAGTTATTATGCAAATGGTGCAACGCCAAAGCCAAAGCCGCGATCAAGGCATGCATAGGAGGCGGGGATGAGTGATAAATATTTGCTGGTCAAGCGCGGGCTGTATTGGCGTCCTTATGCCCACGGATACACAGGATTGAAATCGGAGGCGGGCCGATATGATTATTACAGCGCCGTTGAAAGAATTAATGATGATGTGACGATGACCAAGGAAAGTGACGCGCCTTCAATCGCCAGAGGATGCAGCGATATCGTTACTTACACTCGATATATCGCCGCCCTTGAGGCGCGGTGCGCGAGTTATGCCCCTCTTGTATCGCTGCGGGAGCGCTGTCGGACGGCAAGCTTCAACAGATACTTGCTGATGCTCTTAACGACGCAAGCGGAGCCCTAGCAGACAAGGCCGACTAATGTACCGCCCGCCCTTATATTCAAAAGGAAAAATCCAATGCTGAATAAGAATGTGTTTACAGAAACCCCGCAAAATAAATCATGGCTTGAAGGCTTCACACGCGGTGCAATCGCGGCCCGGGAAGAGTTCGCTAGGTCGTCCGACAACGACGCGGAACAGCGGGCCCATATGGCGATTGCGAACAGCTACAAGCAGTCCGGCATTAACCATTATTGCAAATAATATTTGCTAAATTAGACTAAAAGGTCATTGTAAAATGAAAAAAGGAGATGCGAGAAGTTTTGTAAACCGATCGACCGGTCTTTCCAAAATACTAACTGAACTCAGGCTTGAGTCCGGGATGACGCTCGATGATCTGGTTGAAAAGACAAAGCTTTCAAAATCAATCCTCGGTGATTATGAGCGCGGGCACAGGTCCCCCAAGGTGTCCACGCTGGAAATAATCCTTGAAGTTTTCGACTACGAAATTGATGTTATAAAGCTGAATTGATGCGGGGGAACGATGTCAAAATTAGAAATAATGCAACCTACTCACCTATTGCTTAGTGTTGAGGGCGACAGGTCCGAGTTGGAAAATTCCGTGTCTTCCGGCCCTATTGCGGTCCAATTCACGGCGACAATCGAGAGTATTTTTGAAACATCTGAGGAAGAAACAACTTTCTCATGTAATATTATGGATATGAAGGTTATCGATGGTTAGTTTAGTAAGCGACAAAAACCCGGAAGGGATTCAAACCGCGAAAACCTTCTATCCAACTTTCTCGCGGACCCCTCTGGAAAACCCAAGATCCGCTTTTATTGACGAATTAAGGGCCCTCGGATTCAAGGGCGCGAAGGGCGGGCCCCTTGGCGGGATAGCCGAACTTGGGCGGATCGTTCGCATACAGGCGCCGAGCGATAAAAAGGGCCGGGAAAGTGGCTGGTATTGGTACTCTGAATTTCAATGCCTGGATAACGGCGGGGACATCGGTGTCGGTGTCTATGGTAGCTGGAAATCGGATGTAGAAAAAACCACATGGACCAGCAAGCGCCGGGATGTAATGACGCTGGCGGAAAAGTCCCTCCTGGACGAGCAAATATCCGCCCAAAGGTATGCCCGCGAACAAGAGCTGCTTGCGATACAGGCGGAATCGGCGGAACGGGCTGGCGTTATATGGGCCGGGGCAAGTCCTGCGTCCGATAGTCACCCATATCTTAAAGCAAAGGGCGTCCAGCCTTGCGGTATTCGGGAAAGCCGGTCTGATCTGGTAATCCCTATCATGGACGACGGGCGCATAGTGTCCTTGCAGTTTATCCCTCCCCCGCCGAACAGCGGGCACAAGAAGTTCTTGAAAGGCGGTAAGATAGCCACCTGCTATTATCCGATCGGGTCAGTTACTGAAACGGTTTATATCGCCGAAGGATTCGCGACAGCGGCATCGATCCATGAGGCGACCGGCAGTATGGTTTATGTCTGTTTTAACAGCGGGAACCTGCTGGAAGTAGCCAGCCGCGTTAAGGATAGTCATACTAGTTCAGAAATTATCATTTGCGGGGATGACGACCAATGGACGCCCGGCAATCCCGGACGGTCAAAGGCAACAGCCGCCGCCGACGTGCTGCGGATTAAATCCGTCTTCCCGCAATTTTCTGATGTCACGAGCAAGCCGACCGATTTTAACGATATGGCTGTCATGGACGGTATGGATGCTGTCCGGGATTTGCTGAATGCGAAGCCAAAGGTCTACGAGCAGAGCGCCAAGTTTCACACAATGCCGGAAGACTTGCTGGATCCTCCGGGAATCCTCGGGGATATCTCCGGATATTACAATGCAACCGCTCGATCGCCGCAGCCAGGCTTCGCCGTTCAAACTGCCCTCGCCATTGCCAGCACGATAACGGCGCGGCATTTTCAAACCACAAAGGAGAATTTCACCAGCCTGTTTTTCCTGAATGTCGCGAAATCAGGCACAGGGAAAGAGCATTGCAAAACTGTAATTGATAAAATTATGATGGCGGCCGACTGTGATTTTCTATCTGCCGGCGCAGGGTACACTTCGGCGGGCGCGGTTTATTCAACCCTGCTTCGATCGCCGAAGCATATCACGATCATTGACGAGTTTGGGCGGTATCTTGGGGTATCGGGAAATTCGAAAAACACAAATTTGATTGAAGCCAATACGCAGCTAATGGAAGTAATCGGACGCTGCCACGGCATAACTAAGCCGACCATGTATTCCTCGATGTCATTGTCCAACGAGAAGGCGGAAGAAATGGCGTCGAGGCGAACTTTTAACCCCGCGATCTCCATGATCTGCATGACGACGCCGACAACGCTTTATAAATCCCTCAAATCGGATTCCATCTCGGATGGGTTTTTGGGGCGGTTTATTTTTCATCAGTCTTCCATCCCGCGCATGGTCCATGAGGACAAGGACATCATCGACGTGCCTAGCCGGATTACCCGGTGGGTTAAAGAGATTTTTGAGCGGTCCAAGCAAACGACCGGCTCAAACCTGTCCTCTGTCGAACGCCCGTTTATCGTGACGCTGCCGTTTGAATCCGGGGCGCTGCATGTGCTGGACGGCTTCAAACGGGAAATTGTCAATCTCGAAAACAACCTTGAAAGACATAATCTCGACGCCCTGCCCGGTCGATCAAAAGAATTCGCAATGAGGATCAGCCTTATCATTGCCCTGGCCGAAAATCCGCAAGCGAACGCAGTCAAGCAATCGCATATGGAGTGGGCCACAAACTATATGCGGTTCACGCTTGGCCAGGCTGTTGATATATTTAAAATGCACGTATCCGGGTCTGAACATGAGGGGGATAAGAAGGAAATCCTTCAGGCAATTAGGGATTTGGGGAAAAACGGTATATCAAGCACCGAGCTTGGCAAAACGCCGCCGTTCTCGAAATTCAAAAAGCGGGACCGGCAAAATATTTTAACTGAACTGGTGGAGTCCGAAATGATTGTTTACGAAAACATCCCGAAGGACACGCCCGGCCGCCCGAGGGTGGCTATATTGCTATCCAGTAGCTTAAAGCCGCTTACCAACCCAGACAACGCGCCCGAGAATGCTGATTTTATCTGCGTTGACTACCGTGCCGTGGCTTTCTTTGTCTGATTTGACGATGACTTCAAGCGCGGGATGAAGGGCATTTACCAGCATTGTGCGAAGAAACACCTGCACCGATATGCAGCGGAATTTGAGTTTCGTTACAACAACCGCATAGCAAACGGACCTGATGATAGGGTCCGCGCCGATGTTGCCTTGGTGGGAATTGTTGGCAAAAGAGTGCTTTACCGGGACTCGTTCGGCGCGTAGAATCTACGCCAAAGGTGCGGGAAAATGAAATCATGGCAACGCCAGACCAGATACCAACAGATCTAACTATTGACTTAGGTGACGATTTGTCTCCTGAAGAGTTTCTTGCGGCAGCAAGGAACTTCATGGGCTATGTTATGGAGATTACAGAGGCGCAGCGGGGGGACGGCGCAGATGTAAGTTGGGTCGTCAGGGTTAAAGAGGGTAGCTACTTGCTTGGTGTGGAGCCAGACCCATCTGCGCCGCCATCCAGGGTCGCAATGATTTACAATCAAGCTGATTTTGGTGCAGTTGCTTTGGCGAGAGGCGATATTGCGGGCGCGGGTCTATCTGAAAAAGCCATCGGTCACCTTAAGAGCTTGTCCGATCTGACCACAAAGCGTCAAAACGGCAAAGGCATAAACCTGTGGGTTAGAAAGAAGCCTATTGGTATCGGGGCAGGTATTGCAAAATTTGTACGCGAAGATTGGGAATCTGACTATCACGATTTCGGGACCATCGAAGGCCGGTTAGAGGCAATTATAGACGCCGCCGGGTCCCTTAAAATCCGTATAAAGGATTTCCTCTACCCGAAGGCAATCAACTGCGTGGTGCCAGAGAAACTTGTGCAAAGTGTTCTTGATAGCTTTAGAAGGCGTGTTGAGATCGAAGGTCGCATACATTATCGCAAGGACGGCACGCCAATCAGTATCGAGGCGGCAATTATTGATGTGCTTCCAGAGGACAACGAATTACCAACCGCAGACGACGTTCGTGGAATCATGGGTTCCGCATGAGTGTTGAGAAAATATATTGGGATAGTGACTGCTTCTTGGGGCATTTTCAAGCAGAGGCGGGAAAGGCTGAGAAGTGCGACGGCGTGCTGCAAAGAGCGGAGCGTGGGGAGGTTCTCATTGTCACTTCCGCTCTGACGCTGGCCGAGGTTCTCTGGATGCGCGGAGGACAGAGGCTTTCGAAAGAAAAGGCTGAATTGGTTCAAAGGTTCTTTCGGCGCAGCTACATTCGAGTTTACAACGTTTCACGAAAGATTGCAGAAGCGGCGCAAAATCTTGTTTGGGACAACTCCATTAAACCAAAGGATGCTATTCATGTGGCAACGGCAATCCATCTTGAGGTTGAAGTTCTTGAGACCTTTGATTGCAAATTAATTAAGAAAAGCGGAAAAGTTGGTAGTCCACTACTTTTGATCAGAGAGCCGCAAGCAGCAGCACAAGGGAGACTTGATCTTGCCAGACCATCAGAAGACACAGAGTGACAGTTTCAAAGAAACCGCTCGTAAGTTAGGGGCGGACGAGTCCAAAGATGCCCTTGATAAGATAATGGGCAAGCTGGACTTAAAGCGAAAGCCTGACAAGAAACAAGATGAGAAGAAAATCAAACCCGCCGATTGAGCGGGTTTTTTATTGGAGAAATTGAATGCGAAAAACTATTGTTCACCTTGTTGCGAAGTTTCTTGGCGTCCCCGTTAAGCTAGGCGAGGTCTGGCGCGGCTCCCGAGATAATCAACCAACTGAAATTCAGACGCCTTAAGTGTTTTTCTTTATCCAATCGCTTGTTCCTGCGAGCGCTTTCGCAAAGCGCGGCTTCCCGGTGAATTTTACCACCATTAACCGATCATCATCGTCAATAAACTGGCGAAGATAGTTGACCATGCCTTGAGCATCATCTTCGGTTTTAATATTGAGAAGATAAAAAGAGTTTAACGCTTTGTGGGCACCAAGATCGTCCAACTCATCCCACAGTGTTTGGTAGTCTTTTCTCTTTATCAAATCATACGTTATAGCAAATAAGGCCATGTATCCCTCCCGTTGGCGTTACGGGAGAAAGTCCGACTGGTTTTCAACCAAGAGTCAAGACGGGTACGTCAAGTATAATAACGCCATCTTTAAGGCCCTGCTTAAGTCCGCCTGAGATTTCCCCGACGCGACCAACTTCTCTCTAAAAAACTCTGTGTCAAAATCTGGCATGGGATGTCCTTATCATTGAGGCCGAAGTGAGAAAAAATATTTGGGCCTCTTTACCATAAACATCAATAGCTTGGCTATTCATTATAGTGAGTTTTCACGATCATATAGATATATGCTTTGACATTTTTGTGAATGATTGAGAATATTCGTTGAGATTTAATAAATCATTAACAGCGCGGTATTCTCTTTATGAAAAACATCCCCTCCCTATCTGATTTCAGTCAAATGGCCTCCGCCGAACGGGAGGCATTGCCCCATGATGTGCTGCTGGAAATCCAATCCGAACTGGAAACGAAAGACGCTGTAGTTAAAAAGCTAAATGCTGTTTTCGAGGCTACGCTCAACGCCAAGTATGGCGATCAGATTTTGTCTGAATATGTTGGCAAGGACGAGCCTTACGGTTCGCAATCCGTCATGGTTAATGGGGGCAAATTGCAGTGCGACCGCAAGAAAAATGTCAAATGGGACAACGAAGAGCTTGCTAAAATCGAAATTCAGTTGAGAAATGATAATCATATTCCGGGGGAATATATCACCATCGAAAGAAAGATTTCGGAGACATCCTACAAGGCGTGGCCCGCCAGTTTGTCAAAGTTCTTTGATTCGGCCCGGACGGTTAAGCCCGGGAAGCTTTCAATCAAACTTGTTGCAGAGGAAAATTAATGGCTATTTCACTTGGCAGTATCAAAAAGGGTGGCGACAACAAGCCCCCGAGGGTTTTCCTATACGGCGTGGAGGGTATCGGTAAAACCAAGTTCGGCACCGAATCCCCCGCCCCTATTTTCATACAAACCGAAGACGGGTTGGTGTCTGAAAAGGTCCAGCATATTGACCGCTTCCCTGTCGCGGAATCATGGACGGATATTCAGGACGCCGTTACCGCTTTGACGAACGAGCGGCATGAATTCAAAACGGTTGTGGTCGATACCGTTGACTGGCTTGAGCCGCTTATCTGGAAGCATGTCGCCGCGATAAATCGAGTGAAGACGATTGAGGATATTGAATACGGCAAGGGTTATCTGGAGGCGGTCAGCCTTTGGGAAGATTTCCTCGGCGCGATGGATTACCTGCGGGGCAACTTCGGCATGTCGATTATTTTGTTGGGGCACAGCGATGTGAGCAAGTTCGCGGACCCGCTCCGTGACCCCTATGACCGGTATGTGCCAAAACTTCACAAGAAAGTCTCCCCAAAATTAAAGGAATGGGCCGATGTCGTTTTGTTCGCGAACTATCGGACAGCGACGAAGGACACGGATGTTGGCTTTAACAAGAAAGTCACTCGCGCCGTCGGTTCCGGGGACCGGGTTTTCCACACACTGGAGCGCCCCGGATTCAACGCGAAAAACCGGTACGATATGCCGTCAGAAATTCCCATGGTTGAAGGGCGGATGTGGGCCGATGTCGCCCAATATGTCCCTTATTTTAATAAACCGCAGGGACAGCCCGCGACAGATTCTACCCAAACCCAAACTCAACCCCAACAAACAGCCGAGGTAAATTAAAGATGGCACAACTTCACAGCCCCGTAGACCCGGACGCAACCGGCCGCATGGATGACTTTCAGGTTTACGAAGAGGGCGAGTATCAAATGATGATGGTCGGCGAAAGAGAAACGGACCGAGGGCTTTCATTCGAATTCCAGATGACCGGCGGGCCGTTCGATGGCGGGAAGCATTTTGAAAATGCCAGTATTTTCGGCAAGGAAGCCTGGCAGGTCGAAAAAGGCAACAAACTGATTGCGGCTTTGGCTCGCGCTGTTGGCATTCACACCGTTCTCGCCAGTACGGAACCGTTAATGCACCAGACATATTGGGTGAAACTGAATAAAACGACATCCAAAAAAGACGGCAAGGAATTTAACAATATTACCGATGTGTTCGACCAAAACGATCCCGATGCGCCAAAGAAATGGACATTCGGCGCGCCCACGCAGCATCGGCAGCCAGCACAGCAACCTACGCAGCAGCCTCAGCCTACGCAGGCGGCGACTCCGCCGATGCCGGGGAACAATGCCGCCCAGCCGGGCAGTGGCGCCCAGCCGGGCAGTGGCGCCCCCACGCCTCCGCAGCAAGGCTACACGCCTCCGCCTAATCAGCAATCCGGGCCGTGGAACCGGTAGGCATGGCTTTACTCCCCAAACCACAAGAGCAGGATCCGACGCTGGTTGCGATGGATAAGGCCATAGTTGACCACTATGACCCCGGCAGACGGCTATATCTTGGCATGTCCTCGATCGGCCGCCCCTGCTCGCGTGAGCTTTGGTATAATTTCAGGTGGATCAAGGTGGTTATCTTCGATGCCGCAAGCCTGAAGCGATTTAAGGACGGCTTCGTGCAGGAAGATATTACCGCCGCCCGACTGAACGCGATCCCCGAAGCTCATCTTGAATGTTTTAATCCGGAAACCGGCGAGCAGTTGGAATTCTCGGACTTCAATGGGCATTTTAAAGGCCATACGGACGGCATCATTGGCGGCATTTTGCAGGCGCCCAAGACTCCGCATATATGGGAAAACAAGGCGGTCAACGACGCGAAGTT